GGCAAGCGGGGAGTCACCGCGGGGGAAAGGATGACCCTACGCTGCCTCAACCCGCCGCCCGGCTCAGTCTCGACCCTGCCAGTACGTGATGCGCTCTTCGGCCTTGGCGAGCTCGCACAGCAGCCTATTCCGCTCAGCCAGCAGCCGGAGCACGTCGGCCGCCAGCGTGCCCGAGGTGCCGGTGAACGCACCTTGGAACGCGCGGGCCCGGTGTTCCATGCGGGCCAGGTCGTTCTCAGTCAGCGGCTGAGGCACCCTGCTCCTCCTGGTACAGCAGCAACGCCAGCAGGCTGTAGGACGCCAGATCCAGCAGCGTGTCTTCCACGCCTTCGTGCCCAAGCCGGCCCGTGACGTTGAACGTGGCCAGCCGGGTGACCTTGTCTGACAACCGCACCATGGCACCCTTCCACGGCTCAATGCCAACGAAGGTGGCACCATTGCGAATATTCGCCAGCGGATCGTTCCCTGACGGGCAACCGTAATCCTGCGACTTGCCGGCGTGCATGGCCTTAAGGCGGTCGCACAGGTCGTAGAACGCCTGGCTGGTTGGGTGCGTGCTGTCACGCAGCAGCGAGTCTCCCCGCATGGGCAGCCCCTCGCAGCACGGCGTCGGCTCCGGGTCGCCCTGGTCGATCCGGTAGCCGATCAGCTTTTCGTCGCTCGGGTCCGTGTTGGCAAGCCGCTCACGCACTGCCGCCCGCATCGCCTCGTTGGCTTTCTCCAGAATCGCCGCCGTCATGTCGTTTCCTTTCGTGGCCCTGCCACATGCGTCGCAATCATCCCGCCGTCATTGGCGTAGATGAAAGTTTCCATCGCCTGTCTAGCGTTCAAGAACCCAAGGCTCGCGTGCCAATCATCCGCCACGCACAGCGACGGGGCGGTACGGACCAGCACGCCGTCAATCGTCTCGATTGGCCGCGACCACTCAGCGGCCGTGGAGTGGTAGTGCCCTGTGTGGTACTCGCGGTACGGGCACGTTGCCCACTGGGACGCCGCCTCAATGGCCATCAGCTGCGGCAACTTCTTCTTTGCCTTGTGCCCGTGGGCAAAGCCGAGCAGGTTTCTCCCGTGGCTCAGGTACTTTCGCCCGGTGTAGTGACCGTCGACCGTGATCCGCTTGTCGTTGCGGTATCGCTCAAGCAGAAGGCGATGAAAAACCCACGAAAGCGTCTCGTCATGGTTGCCATGGACAAGCACGACATCCGTGGGCACCGTCTCGGCGGATCGCTCCACGATTCCCAGCAGCGTGCCGACTCCCACATCCAGCATCTTCTGCAACCGCCCGTCTCGCTCGAGCAACGTGCCGCTTGATGTCTCGGCACGCTCGGCACGGTCGTAGTGAAACAAGTCGCCAAGAAAGGCAACCGTGCGGCGGGCCGGCTTGTGGGTGTCGCCTACCGCCAGGAGCTCGTGCCCGGTGTCTCGCACCACTCGCTCGGCAATCGCAAGATCCCAGTCGGCACCGGTGGTGGCCTTCCACGAGTAGTTGCCAAAGTGCGTGTCTGAAACGACCAGCACCTGCCATGGCCCAGGCTGTGCCTTGCCGTGACCCTTGATCGCAGGCCGGCGAATATCGCGGGCTGCCGCAGCGATCATCGACGCGACCGCCTCGGCCATCTTCGGCCCGGCCTTCGGTCGCAGCCGAACAAAGACGCGATGCAGCTCGGTCACGGTGGTGCCGCCGTCGCCGTCGCCGGAAGCACACTCCCACTTGGTAGCCTCACTGGCCGCCACCTCGTAGCTGGTCATGTCCGCTTCAATGTGGGCGAGCAGATCCTCTACGGTCTTGATACGCCGGCTCGTAGAACGGGCCTCAAGCGTATCGCCGCTACGGCTCTGCGTTACCTGCTCGGCGTTGGCGGCTGGTGGCAGCGACTGCTGCGAGGCTGCGGCGCGAGCAAGAACCGCATCAGTCAGGGCTTTCCTTCTCTGTCGAGCCATCCTTCGACTCCTTGGATGCCACAGACCGGTAGCCCACGCGACTGCATTTCGGCCCTTATGGCTCGTGCCATCGCCCGCTTCTGAAGTCCAGTTTTGCCGCTCTCCCAGTCGACCCGCAGCTGCTCGAGCTCGGCGACCACGTCGGCCGGCAGCAGGCGATACCAGGGCAGCGATCCGTGCCGCGTGTTCGTGGCCCTGGCGAGAATGGCGGCAGAGAGTTTCTTAGTCTTTGCCACGGGGCACCTCTTTGTAGCCAAGGTTCGTCAGCGTTCTCCGCACCACCTTTGCCGCCTCGGTCACTGCCTCTTCGCTAATGCTCGGCCCAAGGCTCGCGTGCAGCAGCTCGTGCACGATCGTCTCGAGGCGGGCACCACCACGCAGCCGCTCGTCAATCAGAATCCGTGGCCGCTGGGCGTTGTCGAAGTACGTCCACCCGCACGCATCGCCCGTGAGCTTGGTGAACCGCAACAGCCACCGCTTGCCGTCGATGGTGACGTCGTGGTCCTCGGGCATCGGTAGTCCTTTCGCCCGCACTATGGCGAGGGTGTCAACCGATCCCGATGCGGCGGCCCAGGTCGTTGAGCTGCTGCTGGCGTTTCTTGCAGCCGCAGTCTTTGACGCCCAGGGCCGCACTGACCCGCTCGGGCGTGATACCGACGGCGGACAGCCCGGCGGCCACGATGTCGCCAAGGCCGGGTTTCTGCGACTGCTCGCACACGCACTTACCACGGTGCGGCACTGATTGGTCGGGAGCTGCGGCACCGCAGATAAAGCAGCGCCAAACGCCGTCGACTTTCTTGATAGCACGCATCAGTACACAAACGTTGCGGAAAAGGACAGCTGAACGGTTTGCGGGTCGCAAAACTCAATGTTGGGCCCGATTGTGCCCTCCCCCCCGACCGGACAGCATACGCCTTCTTCGTCAGTGGTCCCGTTCAAGAACAACGTGGTTCTTTGAAACTGGAAGTCACTATCGGGTCCGCAAAAAAAGCAGTCATTTTCGCTGCCAGGGTAAACCTCAATAAAGAGCACGAGGCAGTTGTTTTCACAGAACAGATCCACTGAAAACACCAGGGCACCGCCCGGAGTTTCCACCAACTCAATTTTACTGAATGGAAATCCTTTGTCTTGATCGTCAGCAGTTACTTCGACTGTGTAGTTTCCAGTGCAGGGACCAAGCAGCGAGGCGTCGAAGTCTACAATGATTTTTTGCAGCTCGCACGTGGGAGATAGAAATGAATCACCAGGTGCACATCGGCAACTACACGGCCCGCAGCAGCACTCCTGCTGGGTGCCCAGCTTGTCCTGCCGCAGCAGCAGTTTGCCTCCCTGTGTGCTCAGGGTGCTCATCAGCTTGCCGTCGCACAAGTGGTGATGGGCACATTGAATACAACCGTCGAGGCCGTCGCCAGAGCGCCGAAGGGCAGGGTCTCAAACCGCAGGTGTGCAGTGGTGATAGTCGCGGCGGTTGCGGCGTTCCGCACGTCCCACTGCCAGTTGATCAAATGCCACGCCGTCCCCTCTTTTGCGATTGCACAGTTTCGCGTTACCCCAGCGTCTGGCAAATTGATCAGCACATTGCGCACGCTGGCTGTGTTGGGAGTGGTTGTGACGTACTTGAGCGTGACTGTCTTGAGAGAATCGATGCCCCACGCCCCGGTGAACGTCGCCATGCGAAATACTGGCGTCTGCGGCAGCTGCTGCAGCCGGTAGCCGAGGCCGTAGCCTTCGGCGTCACGACGTCCTGACTCGACCGTCCGCACGACCTTGGCAATACGCTCTGCCGCCGGCCGCGTAAACGCGACCTTGTCAACGCCAGCAGGCTTGCCGTCAGGTCGCTGGGCCACAGTCAGTCCTCGAGGATCGCCACAAGCATCCGGTAGCCTTCGTCAGCAGCCTGCGCACCGTAGTTGCCAGGAGCCAGCCGCAGAACGGCGGGCTCGTTAGGCCGCAGACGCACGACGCTGTTGAGCGTGGTGCCATTGAGCGTGCCGAAGTTGATAGTGCACGTTGTCTGGGTCGTCGTCACCAGAGACCGCAGAAACGCATACCCAAGCGTGTTGAGCGTAGCGGTTGAGATGGCCGACGCAGCAGTGCCAAACGTGGGTGCCTGAACCTTGTACCCAGCCACGTTCATCGTGGCGGTTGCCTCGCCGTTAAACGTGTCAGTTAGGTTGCCCTTGGTAAATGTAATGCCGAGGCTTGCGCGTACAGACATGGTGTCTCCTTAACTGTTTCCGCCAGTAATTCCAATCTGCGAACCCACAGACCCAGACGACTGAAAGCCTGAATTGCCGTTGCCAGTGGGCAAGGGGGGAATGGGCGGCAGGTCTGGGGCTGCTGGGGGCTTTACCGCACCGCCATCGCCATCAAAACCACCTGAACCGCCCGTGCTGCCAGAGTCGCCTCCCGTGTCAGTGCCGGGGACGCCGGTAGTGCCGATCCGCAGAGTCACACTTAGGCCTGTGTCAAACCAGCTCATCATACCACTGCCTTGTCCACCAAGTTGCATTAGATTTGAGCCATAATATGCAGCAATTATCACGCGCGTCGCAGTGTCATACCAACCTCCTCCGGCAAGCGCGCTCGACAAAGTGTTACCTGGAGGAAAGATTACCAGCCGAGCATGTAGCCCGCTCCCAATGGCTCGCTGGTATTCAGCTTCTGTGATAGCTGCTGGCTGGCCGCCTGCGTAGCGAAAATACAATCTTTCGGTTTCACCAATTTGCAGGTCGTGAAAGAACGTGGCCATTGCAATGCTCTAGAACGTAGGTTCGCCAAAATAGGTGCTAAAGCTAGAGATTCTATGCACGCGCCGCGTCAGCACGTTAGGCGCACCAGCCTCGCGGATGCTGCCGTCATTGTTGAGCGCAACAGCATTCGCAGCAGGAATTCGCGTGACCGTTCCGTCCGTGTCCTTCCAGCTGACCCAGGCACGCCGCTTTTGTCCGTTCTCTATCACGTTAAAGCCAACGTGCGGCAGCAGAAGCGGCCAACCACTGGCCCGGTAGACAAGCTCGGTCGTGATTTGCCAGTACCTGACCTCGACGTCGTTCACCATCTCAACGGCTTGCTGCCCGCCGATACCGGCACACTTCCACGTAAAGGGCTGACCGCCTAGGAAGAAATCGGAATTGAGCGTGTTGGTGACGTAGGCCGCAACGCCCAACGGAAATGATGCCCGGTTGGCTGAGATCGTTGCCCGAACCTCAGACTCTTCGGTTGTCGCGCCCTCAAAGAAGTCGCCGGCTGCGTTGATCAGCGGTTTTTGGGCGTCGCCGTCATAGTAGACGATGGCCGGAACAGACGCGCCGCCAGTGGAAAAACTCCACACGTCCGCACGGTTCAGCGGGTTGGGTTCGTAGTCCTGCTTCAGCAGCTCATACCGGCAGGTCACTTCGACGTGGTACGGCGTGCCGCTGTTCTCCGACAGCGACGCGTCGGTCATCCGCAGGAAGTTGTATTCCGGGTGCGCCGACCCGTGGCCGACGCCTACGGAGTTGATGACCGCCTGGTGCGGCGTGTTGGGCGTGTCGAGCGTAACCACGAACTTCCGCTCGGCCGTTGGCGATTCGCCAAGGCGATGCGAAAACGTGCGAGGCACGACTTCACGGTATCCGAGAACGGCCATGCTACGAGCCCAGAATGTCTACGGGTTGCACACCAATTCGCTGCAGCGCTTGGCGGATGCTGGCCAACTCAGCCAGCTGCTGGCGGTTCTGCTCAATCGCTGGATCTTCACGGCCGGTGGCCAGCCGCAGAAACTCGGAGATGCCACCGCTGCGGATGTCCTGCACCTCGAGGGCCTGCTGAGACGGCCGGGCCAACTCGGCGTTTAGGTTCTCGCGGATTTTAATTCCCTCGGCGGCAAGATTCCGCAGCGCGTTCTTGGCCTCGTCTGGGTCGATCAGTCCCTGCTTGAAAGCGTCCCGCACCTTGAAAAACTCGTCAGCGATTGTCTTCGCTGGCTTTAGCAGGTTGTTGTCGATGCCTAGAGCCTGCAGCTGCCGCTGGCGATCCTGCTCGCGGGCCGTCTCAGCGGCCTGGCCTACAAGCCGCAGTCGCTCCTGGGCCGCCGCAATGGCGACGTTGTCGCTGGCGCGCCGGGCGTTGGACAGCGCCTGCTCTGCGTTGCGTCTTTCCTGCTCAACCGCCAGCAGGTCTTCGGCCAGCTTAAGGCGGGACTGCTGGCCCTCCGGCAGGCCCTCTTGAGCCAGCTGCGTCACTCGCTGGCGAGCGTCGGCAGCGGCCTTGCGGGTTGCCTCGGCGGCCTCTTGGGCGGCACGAGCGTCGGCCTGCCGTGCCTCGGTGACACGCTTGACGGCATCGCCAAAGCGGTTGCTCTGCTCGACTAGTTGATCAAGCAGAAAACGCTGATTGACGAGGTCGCCATTGGCGCGCTCGGCAAGCTGCTGAATGCTGTTAAACTGGGACACCAACTCGCGCGGCAGGTTTACGGTGCCGTTCAGTTCCTTGGCTAATCCAGCGATGGCCGACTGGGCCGAGTTGATCGAGTCCTGGGCGATGTCGCCCAGCGACAGGTCAGGGATCTTTACGGCGGCCTTGACCTTGGCACCGAAGTTCTGAGCGGCGACAGCGGCTTGATTAAATGCTTGTTGGTTGGCCTTGACCGTCTCCTCAGTTTTTCGCATTTCTTGGGCGACGCTTTGAGCAGAGTCCGACCCAGATAGCCCGTAGGAAATCGCAGCGCCCGCCAACGTGCCGAACAGCACCGCCACAAGGCCAACGCCAGTGCGGGAAAGGAGTGCGGTGATTGCCTTCGATAAGCCGGCAGTGGCCGCTGCGGCACCAACCGTAGAAACGGCATACAGCCCCATGGCCCCAGCAGCTATGCCAGCGCCAGCGGCTGCACCGTCGAGGTTCTGGGAGATAAACCCAAGCGTGTCGGCAACCACAGGAAGCACTGAAGTGGCCAGCGGTGCGAGCACGTTATAGGCAATTGAGAACGCACTGCCGACAGCCTCTGCCGCTGTAGCAAGCCCGGAAATCGCACCTTCCGCAGAGGCTGCCACGGCCGACACATCTAGGCCCTGCAGAAACTGCGTGACCGACCGGGCCCCAGCCGTCAGCGCTGGCTCGAGCTTGGCCAGTATGAGGGCGGCCGTTTGTGTGACCGACGCCTGCACCTCCGTAAAGGCGTCGTTGATGGCCTCCACGTTTGCGGCATCGTCGCCCGTCAACTGCGAGCGAAACCCGGCAAAGAATCCCTCCGCCCTCTGCAGGTTGCTCGCCAACTCTTGAAACGTCGGCAGCAGTTGAGCACCAGATCGGCCGAAGATCGACACGGCAGCCGCCGCCCGCTGGGCCGGGTTGTCGATGCCGGCAATCGCTGTGGCAATCGCCTCAAACTGCTGCGATGCACTCAGGCCAGCGAGCTCGTCCACGGACAACCCCAGCGCCCGCAAGGCCGCCGTTGCCTCGCGGCCACCGCCGGCCGCCTTGGCGATCGTCAACTGTGCCCGAGTAAACGCATTGGCCAGCGTCTCGCTCGATGCACCAGACAGGTCGGCCGCCAACTGAATCCGCTGTAGCTCAGTAAACGATATGCCCAGCGAGCGGCTGAGCTTATTGGTGGCGTCGATGCTGGCCGATGCCCCAGCTGTAAACGAGGCGAACGACTGCGCCACAGACCGGACAGCAGAGACAAACGCCGTGCCTAGTTGCAGGCCGGTCAGCACCCGCACGTCGCCAGCAGTTTGCTTGGCCGCTTCCCCCAGCTTCTGCAGTTCCACAACGCCAGCGTTAATGCCTTGGGCCATGCCCGCAGCATTCGCCGTCAACTGGAAACCGACTGCTACGTTAGCCATCGTTCTTCTGGTTCAGTGCTGCGGCCAGGGCCTTGAGGTTGTCGACCACTTGCGTCGGGTGCTGCGGCGTCAGTGAGTCGACTGGTATGAAGTCCTGCGGGTCAGGCGGCTTGTGTTTGCTGTACGGGGCCAAGGCTGCCGACATCTGCATGCCGGTCTGCATCCACGAATCATCTAGCGGGCGAAACCACCGGCTGTAGGCAATCCACATGGAGAACTCGCGCGAGTCCATGCGATCGATTTCAGCAAGTGTTTTGTGCAGGTGCCCGGCCAGACGCATCTTGAATTGCAGCGTCGGACGGGCGTTCATTCCCCCGCAAGTTTCTTGATCTCCTCTTCAGTCAGGGCGTTGTGCTTCAGGGCCGCAGCCCACAACTTGTGCATCACGTCGCTGCTGCGCTTCTTGAGGGCGGCCACGCCTTCCGCCCCCGGATACAGCAGCTCGCCGGCCTGGTCGCAGAGCGTGCGGGACAGGAGCTCCGAGCGAAAGTCAGGGATCGCCTTGCCTTCCGCCTCGAGCAGCTTGAGCTCGTAGGAGTCGCGGTCGCCAACGCTCATCAGGCGGATGCACACCTCGCCGCCCAACTCTGGGCATGGCACGGTCAGGATCTTTGCGTCGGTCGCTTTGTCGATCTGGTCTCGGGTCAGCGGCATGGCTAGTTGTCCAGGATGTCGAAGGTGTAGGTGTACCGAGCGACGCCGTTGAGTTCAGCGGCGACGCCCACGTCAGTACAGACTGCGGTACACGTCAAGTTCACGCCGCCGCCGGTAATCGTCAGCGAGCCTCGGGTGCCGTACTTGGACGTCAGCGCACCGCCGATCAACTCAACCTGCACCTGGCCAACCTTGGCCGTCCACGTCATGGAGCGGCCAGCAGAAAAGCCGCCGCCCCAGTTCCACGACAGGGCAGTAACCTCGGCCAATGCGCCGCCGAAGTTTACGGCCACGCCTGTGCTAAACGTCGCCACGGGTGGCCCCCTTGGCGTTACGCCAGCTGGAACTCAGCCGAGCCCCGCACGATGTCGTTAAGGGTCAGCGTGACGCTCGAGCTCTGGCACGTCGCCGTGGCAGAAACAGACACCGGGCCAGTGATCGACAGCGTTCCCGTGGCGTTCTGAGCGATCGGGGCATTGCCGATAAACTCAATGCTCACGGTCTTGCCAGTGTCGCCGCCAGGCGTGCCGGTCAGCGGCCGCGAGAGCGAGACCA